TGGTATTTTTATAATATGCGTCATGATTTCCTACAATTTGGTATACTGTAATACCTAGATCGCGGAACTTATCATAAACATTTTCTTTGGCCCAGTTTAGACACCAAAAATCAATAGACTTACGACTATCAAATGCATCACCTAAGTGAATACAATGTTTAATATTTCTTTTCTCTAGTTCAGGAAAAAATACATTCTCATAAAACTTCTTAAAGTAATCATGAAATGTTTTACTTCCCTTTCTAGCACCATAATGAGTGTCAGTTATACAAGCAATTAAAGTCATTGATACATTTTTGTTTGAATTGCATCTTTAATACTATTATACTCCGCGGCATCAATTCCGTCACCATCTACGGTAAACACTTCATCATATCCAGACCGTTCAATAATTTTAGAACGAATCTCCATCTGTTTTTTCTCTTTTTGAATTCTTCTCAAAAATGCATAGTGAATAATTTGAGTGAAGTACGCAAAAGGATTTGAAGACTTCTCTGGATTAAAGTTGTGAATATACTGAACGCAATTTTCAATTCCATCACAAATCATGTCCTCACGGAACATATAGTTGACAAAATTTGGTTTATACGATAAGTGAGTAGCAATTTTTAGAAAACACTCTCCCAAGTAATTTGTGATACGAGGTTTGGGATCTCCGTTTTCCGCAGCTACCTTAACTTTCCTTTTATACTCGCATATTGCTTCAAGAAATTCTTTATTGTTTACATAATGTTCTGATCTTTTTCTTTTAGGTGCCTGCATTTCATGAGTCCTGCTGTTATTAGATGTTCTTATTATAACAGAATGTTCGGCTATTGACAATACCCAGTAAAAATTGGTACAATTACTCTGTGGAGTTTCAAAGATTAGCTATCTTTAATATCTGATTGGCCTCTATACAACTTTTCAAATCTTTTTCTGGCTTCAGACACTGACGATAAATATCCCATCTCTGCACTCAATGGTGTTTTTGAGTTTTTGTTTTGTTGTTGTTTTATAAATTTGTGATACATATCAATTGTTTCTTGATCACGAACTTCACTGATAGTAAGAACTTTATCAATATCTAGTAAAAATGTATCATCATCAGCAAATTTAAGCCAAGGATCTATTTTATATCCTTGCATACCAATCTGTTTCATGACAATCACTTCGATTGTGACCGGATTGTTTAATATTAACATTGTTTTTTCATCTTCTTCAGACGGACAAACAATAGAAAATATTTCTTCTCCAGAAATTAATTTAATGACCGCATAGAAATCTTCTTCCATCATTCTTTTAAGTTTACCTGGATAAATTCGTAATTGAAATTTTCTTCATTATAAATTTTAACTCTTTCTATTAAGTGATTAAGGGTATAATTTTTTCTTGAATTTTTAGTACAATCGTCAGCAATATCATAGAGAACTGCTTGAGTTTTATTATCGCCTTTTCTCAATACTCTGCCGATTGATTGGAGATTACGGATTCTAGACTTCGAAGGTGAAGCAAAAATAACATTATGTAAATTCTTAATGTTAATTCCTGTACTAAACGTACCATATGAAGCCACAATAATTGCATTTTGTTCTCTTTCTGTAATCTCTCTAACTAACTCTCTTTCTTCTGCATCTACTCCACCATGAACATAAAATACTTTACGTCCATCCTTGACTGAGTTATTTATTGATTCATATAAAGGTTGACCGTGAGATTCAACTCTGGAAAAAAGAATAAGAGTGTTACCTTTCAAATCTAATGCAAGGTTTTTAATGAACTTATTTCGTTTTGGATGTCCAATAATAAATTGAACTTCATCTTCAAAGTTTTCAAATGTTTGAGGATTATGTTTGAGAATAATAATTTTAATTTGAAGTTTGGAAAGATGTCCCTTATCAATTAACTCTTTTGTCTGAGTAACTTTGTAAGACGGACCAAACAAGCCTTCTAATACCCATTTATGTGTTTGAGTGCCATCAAGAGTACCAGTAAAACCAAACCTGTATTTGGTGTTGTCCATTTTAGTCATGATACCGACTAAAGATTTGGATTTGAATTGGTGAGCCTCATCTCCAATGACTACATCAAATGAGTCATAAAAACCTCTAGGGAGCTTGTAAATTGACTGCCAAGTTGTGATGACTACAGGATATTCATTCGTCTTCTCACGACCACTGTAGATGCGGTGGCAGTAGTCCTCTGCGTTCCATCCATAGTCCTGGAAGTCTTTGAACATCTGTTCAACCAGAGACGTTGTAGGGACCACTAGGAGGGTCTTCTGATTTCTTTCTGCAAAGTATCTGACAATTGAATAAATCATCAGTGACTTACCAGAAGCAGTCGGTGAAATTAAAAGTTTGCGATTATATCTGAGTGCATCATAAACTGCATCTACTTGATAATCTCGTGGTTTGTGTTTAGAAATACTAGTCATATAATCTTTGACCCCTTCATAAGAGATCATTTCATTCTCTTCTAACGGAGTTCCATAGAATTTGTTATTCTTAAATTCTATTTGATAGCCCCACTTTTTAGCCCAAGAAACAACTTTATCCAGGAGACCAACATAAATCTCTCCTGTATGTGTCGAGAAAAGACGAATCTTTCCATCCCAATACTTACTCCTGTACTGAGGCATAAATTTTGCACCAGGTACATCAAAGGTAAAGTGTTCTGAAAGTTCTTGATAGATATGTGGTTCTGCTTCTATCTTCAGGAATACTTCATTTTTCTTCGCAATTACAATATCAGTCATATCCTCTAATAAATTTCTGCCACTCAATCGCATTTTTCAGCTGATATGTTCTATTTAATATAGTTTTAAGAATGCTCTCCAGATAATTGAGCATCATTTGATAATACTCAATCTTAGTCTGGCACTTAATTAAGTCTTCATCAGCATCCAAATACTTGTCTAAATCCGGTTTAAGTACCTTATGATCAAAAGGTTTTTCTATATAAACATCTGGTTCTGCTTTACCAGTGTAATACTGCCATTTTTCTTTCTTTAGAATCTTATATTTGTTCTCTTGTGCTTTTTTAAGAGTTAAAATATTATTAAAGATCTTATAATATTTTGCATGAAGACTTGGAATTTTTACGGATTCTGTGTGGAGATTGTCTTCATCAATTTTTGAATCTTCTTCCCAAAGGGTTTGAATTTCATCCAGGTTCATAAGGCATGATTTTATAAAGAACATACTTAAAGGTTACCGTAGCAACCGCATACTGCACATCTGCAGCAGTCGAATCAAATTCAATATCAGACAGGGAAGTTGGAAACATTCCCTGAAATTTTACTAAAGTTGATGGTTGAAAATTACTATTGTAGATAATTAACGTACCATCCGAAACGTTTGGATCTTGTTGTGGATTGTTTGGATCACTTTTTTTCCATTCAGTGTATTCGTAGATACTTTCAGGATAACCAAGTCCCCTCATCCAACTTTGAACTACGTTATAATTTTCTAGATTTTCATCAATGTTAAATGTTAATCTAAAGTCATCAAAAACAAGTTTATCTCCAGGTATTGGAATATCTTTTAAGTAAGTTGGTTGAATTGCAACTCCAAGATTTATACCAGGAACATTAGCTGATTTTGAAAAAAAATCTACTTTCGGGGCCCTTGTAAGAATAAATTTAAATCCTACTGGACTAAGAAAATTTCTATTTGAAATTTGTTTATCAAAAGCGCCTGACATTGTTTTTACTTTTATTTATTTGCAATAAAAAAGGGTCCTTTCGGACCCCTGAATCTGAAGAGTTGTGAAATGGATCACATGAGGTTGGAAACCTTGACTCTTCTGTAGTAACGGTTTGCATTGAGGCGGAGTCTTCCGAGTCCCTGATCGGTTCCTTCTGCAAATGGGTTGGCAACAATACCATAACGGGTCTTGAAGCCAATTTTTGGTTGGAAGGTGTCCTGACCGACGGCACGAACCATCTGGAGAGGAACATATGGGCAGTAGAAGATACCAGCGTCATATGCGCTAGAACCCTTATAACCTACAACGTAGTACTGATCAGCAGCAACGTTAGCAGCATATGGGTCAATGTATACACGATACTTACCTTGGAGAACACCAGCGAAGGTGTTACCAGTGTCATCAACATTGAGGTTAGCGTTGAGTGCAGGAGTGTAATCAAGTACACCAGCCATGGTTAGAGCGGAAGCAACGTCTGCGGAGCAGATGATGGTGTTGCCCTTTCCTCTACGAGTTCTTTGAGCGATAGCGTTTGCATCTCTCTCGATCTGGAAGAGTAGACCCTTGAACTTCTCAACTGACCAACGACCATTGGAGTCAACGTCGAGGTCAAATACACCAGCGGTAGCAGTGTTAACAGCAGCACCTTGCTCAGCAACCTTATAGATGGTTCTGATAACTTCTCTGTTGATTTCAGCGAGGATCTCAGTGGAGAGAATGTTAGCAAGTTCTGCTTCTGCGTTTAGACCGTGGATAGCCTTGAGGTCTTGAGCGAGCTCTAGTGAGTACTCAGCCTTGAGGGCACGTGACTTAGCGGTTACGGTAACTTTCTCGATGCTGAATGCCATCTGATTGAAGGCATTAGCAGCAGCATCTCCAAGAGCTTCCGAATCACCAGTGGTCATACCTTGACCAACGTTATATGGTGATGGGTTGGTTGTTGCGGTTCCAACTGGGTTGAGAACGTTAGGATTAGTTCCATCCTGGTTGGTTGTACCGAAACCAACGAGACCATCAGAGAATCCGTTAGCAAGGTTGCGGCTGTTGTTCTGACCAGAGAAGGTAGTATCGACTTCATCGAAGAAGGTTTCAGTACCAGACTGACCATCGTAGCGGGAACGCATTGCGAAGATAAGTCCAGTAGGACCACTCATTGGTTGAACGCCACAGATGTCATAAGCAATGAGGTTAGGCATTGCACGACGAATGAGGCTGATTAGAACTGGGTCGAAACCGGCAACAGGACCACCAGCGGTAGCACCACCACTAAAACCACCAGTACCGGCAGAGTTGGTTGGGGAAGCTTCGCCAAGGAACTCAGCAGATTCACGGAGTTCTCTTTCTTGGTTCTCTAGAAGTTGTGCAGTTACTGCACGTCTGTGGGAATCTTTGATGTTGCCTAGACCGTCGAAGTCTAGAACTGGAGCCCACTTCTCCATTAACATTTGTGAATTAATTCCGTCCATTTGTTTTTAATACCTCTGTTAAAAGTGTTGTTGAACTGCGGTTTGAGTATTA